CAAACTCCTGGTCCTCTTCTACGGCTTTCATGAAATCATCCGAAATTCGAACCGAAACGTTGGCGCCTGTCACCTTGGAGAGGTCTGCTTTCATAGCAACAAATTGTTCAACATCAGGATGACGTATGTCCATCGAAATCATAAGGGCGCCGCGGCGACCATTTTGCCCAATCATTCTACACACATAGGAATAAAAATCCGCGAAGCTCCAGGCGCCTGTCGTAGTACCAGCCGAATTGTTAACGGGGGCATCCTGGGGTCGTAAATGGCTGATGTCTAGGCCCACACCACAACGACGCTTAAACAAATTAGCTAGCTCTTTGCCTCGATCAATTATCGATGAAATGTTATCCGAAGGAGACTCAACGACAACACAATTAGATAAGGAAATATTGACATGATCATTCCCTATCCCCATCATAGGAGATCCTTGAGGAACAATGTATTTAAAATCTTTCAACAAAGAATAAATAGTTTCATAGTCGAGAGATGAAAGTGGGTCCAATGTTGTTTCTACCCGAGCAAATTCTGCCGCGAGGCGCCTATGCATATCATCCGGAGTTTCCTCCAAAAATTCCCCATCCCTATTTTTCAAGGCGTACTTCGTCATCCACACATTCGTGGCCAACTCATCCTCATTAAAATATTCTAAGGTTTTTTCCTTCACAGTGTCGCTTGAGTACATTTTCTAGACGCCTCCATTTTTTCTAAATTCTTTGTACTTATCTTTGAGCCTTTGGGCTTGTTCTTTAGCACTCAAGGCCTTTATTTCTCCAATAGTTTCATTACTTTGTTCAAGAACCCGAATCTTTACTGAAGCGGTGTCCATGTACACAGGAAAGATGACACCATCCGGGCCGTTCCGGTTCTTCGCAACGAAGAGGCGGCCGCCTTTGGTCGCTTTGTCTTCCACTGTGCGCGATACTGAGAAAATGAGATCAGCCACGAAACATTTGTTAAATGCTTCCGAAATAGATTCCATCGTAATGACCTCCGCGTTCAAGCCAGAGCGGTTAGTCTGCGAGGCCGTCCATACGGGACAATCAAATTCATGGGCTAACCCTCGCAGATCCTCATAAATAGTCTCTAACTCATGTCTCTTCTCTTTACGAATCGTTTTAGGGCGCAATAAGTCTCCATAATCTACGATTAACATATCCACATCGATTCCGCGCTGACGCAGGGAGTCCAAATGTGCCCGAAGCGTTTGTGTTGAGGCGCTCTTGGTGGCATACTCTTTCACAATAAGAGCGCCCGGGATATCTTGAACCTTTTCGTAGATTTGTTCCTTAAAGGTACCCAAATCCCCGAGCGGTACGCCCGTGATACAGCTATCATAGCGGGAAGCAATAGTGGTGTCGGCCAACTCCAAAGTATAGTGGACCACACTCTTTCCAGCTTTCAACGCCTCTGCGCCCAGGTGAACAAGGACCATCGATTTGCCGGCGCCCGTCGGAGCGATGACCACCCCCAATTCCCCTTTCCCCAAACCATCCTTACAAATCGTGTCAATACTAGCCCACCCTGTACTCACAGGATCCCGAGCTTTGTGAGAAAAGCGGGCCTCAAAGTCCACTTTATAATCATATCCAAAATTGTTATCGGCCCCAAGCTTGAGAGCCTCATTGATGATCTCACTTATCTCGTCAAAAGATGACGTCTTGAGGAGGGTCACTGATTTAAGCATGGCCTCTTTGAGTTTTTGTTTGCGGCAAAAATCTAGAGCCACTTCCTTAATATATTCTGCCCCCTCTACCGCTACCGCCATATTACAAATACGTGCAAAATAACTGCGCACTTGTACCTGGGTAGCTTCGTTTTCGTCTTCCAACTCTGCGCGGAAGACCGTGGTAAGAATTTTACAGGTGGGGTGGACCCCGTAGTCGTTCCTATACTTGGCGACCTTCTCTACAAAGACACGCAAGTACTTTAGTTCCAGAAAAGAGGGGTTAAGGACCTCCAAAATCTGATCAGCGAACGGCCGATCACTCAGAATCAGGTGGCACAGATCTTCCTGAAATGTTTTTCCAAACTTCGAAAATGTGGGAGCTTCATGATTCATATTAATACTATACTACAAAGTCTCCATATCGTTTACTTTCGTCTTGGGTTTTTTACTGTCAAAAATCATTTTATTAAAAGTGATAAACAAATCCGTAAGGTTTATATCGGCCATGCCATCCTCTACGCATTTTTTTCGAATGGCTGTCTTGTTCACTTCGGGAACGTGGGCAGCAAAGGTTTCGCGCACTACTTCCTTGGCCTGATAGGAAAGTGATGGCGCATAAAGTTGCATCAACTTATAGTTCTCCTTGATAAGATCCTCGGCCTCAACAATGCTCGTATAACATCGAAGCTTCCCCTCAGTGAGGGCTTCTTCGCAAAACTCTATCAGTTCAGGAATAGTGCACTCCTTCGAGTTAGCGAAAAAGGGGAAGCGCTTTGCGATAGTACCGAGTCCCACTCCACGTACTCCTGGCAGATTGTCACTCTTATCCCCCACGACGGCCCGGGCGAGCGCAAAATTGTTAGGGTGAATTCCGTGAGTCTCTAGAACCCTTTTCTTGTTCAAGACCTGTTTCTGCACAGGGCGGAATAAAATTGTTTCGTCGTCCAATAGTTGGTAAAAATCCTTGTCCGAACTCACGATCATCTTTTGTTTACCTCGTAAGCAAGGTAAGGAACACACATATGATATCACGTCATCAGCTTCGACATGCTCAAACATAAATTGAAGAATAGGCATCTCATTGAGGTATTCAAAAAGACGCGTTTGTTGCCACACTTTGTTGGCTATCTCCTCTTCGGGTGTGAGATTGCGAATATCTCGATTCAAGCGGATGGGGGAGCGTCCCTCCTTGTATCCCTTGTTCGTACTCTTCCTACGCTGGGAGCCCCCGGCACCGTCCCAACAAATCACTATCTGCGTTGGGCTCGTCTCCCGCACCAGTTTATTTAATATTTTAAGAAATCCCTTGAGCCCGCCGATGGGGGACCCGCTTGTTGAAAGGGATGGGTCTACTATGTAGGCCCGGAAATACATATTCAGGGCGTCAATTACAAGGACACGGTCCACTCTTCCTCCTATAGTTTTTGTTGAGCCGTCCTAACGAGATCTCCCGTAGTATACACGACTTTTTTAACTCCGCAATATCTCAAAGCGCTCTCACACATGTCACAAGGCTTGGACATCCGAAAAGAGCCGGCGCGATTGGTGCGCACCACATACATTGTACTCCCCTCTGTCACCGAACGGCTGAGACCTAGAATACAACCCAGTTCTGCATGCAGCGTGGCGTGACCATAATTATGAGTGTCCCGAAAACGGTTACCAAACTTTTTGTACTGATCTTTGTTGCATGAAGCGTTTAACACAGCTCCCCCCTTCACAAGAACAGCACCATGACGAAAATGATCATGTTGGCTTTGCTGTGAAATTCGCTTAGCCAGTCTCAAATAGCGTTCCTTACCTTTTGAAATCATAATACCATTATGACAGAAAAAGATCCCATTGTCAAGACTTTTATCGGAAACAACGATATTTGTAGCCACGAATGTAGCGTCGCTTTGCGGGGACACAACAATCGCGGCGAGGGCGCCTGCACACTCGCACAGCTACGCGGCCAGGGCGGTATACCCCCGGGGCCACTTCACGCCACTCTCCCCCATGAGTGCTTCGCACTTCTACACGCGTTACTTTGTAGTGGCCCGCGGGGATATAACACCCGCTTAGCATTAACACTACCACACTCAACCCTAGTATTTTTTTAATCATGGACACTCCTAATTCTTAGAGAGGTTCAGCCTCTACTACTTCTGGCTCATTATCCGGGTCATCAGGGCCATCCGATGGTGGACCTGCATCACGATGAAGGCGCCCCCCCACCTGCATCAACCCATTTGTGAGGGTGTTGACCGCTTCCCTAATTTCATCCACTTCTTGTGTCTCAAGGTTTTCTATATTTTGAATCAACTCTTCAAGCATTTCCTTTTCTTCGTCCAAAACCTCGTTTTCATTCAAAAACTTGCGGGCCGCATACACAGATCCCTCGGCCTGGTTGGTGACGTCAATTAGTTCCTTTCTTTTTTCATCTTCATCCCGGTGGGCTTCCGCGTCGCGACGCATCCGCTCAATATCCTCGTCAGTAAGGCCGCTGGAAGACTCAATGCGAATAGTCTGTTCCTTGGATGTGGCCTTATCGATGGCCGAAACGCTCAGGATCCCGTTCACATCCAAGTCAAATGTTACTTCGATCTGAGGGATGCCCCGGGGCGCGGGCGGAATACCCTCCAGGTGGAAACGACCTAAAGATTTGTTGTCTCCGGCCATCTGCCTCTCTCCCTGCAGAACATGGATCTCAACACTATGCTGTGCATCTTCAGCAGTGGAAAACGTTTCCGATTTTTGAGTAGGAATAGTAGTATTAGCATCAATAATGCGTGTGAAGACGCCTCCAAGAGTTTCAATGCCCAAAGAGAGAGGAGTCACGTCCAACAATAAAACATCGGTCACGTCTCCCGCAAGCACGCCGCCCTGAATAGCGGCGCCTAGGGCGACCACCTCATCCGGGTTAACACTCCGACTTGGCTCCCGCCCAAAGACCTCTTCCACCAGAGTCTGCACAGCAGGAATTCGCGTTGACCCCCCTACGAGCAGGACCTCATCAATCTCATCCCGCGTAAACCCTGAATCATGCAACGCCTTCGTGCAGGGCCCCACAATCCGCTGCAGCTTTTCCTCAATTAATTGCTCAAACTTAGAGCGCGTCAACTTCAAATTTAGATGTCGGGGGCCCGAGGAATCTGCGGTAATATAAGGCAAATTGATAGATGCCTGAGTGGTGGTGGAAAGTTCACACTTAGTTTTTTCCACAGTTTCTTTCAAGCGCTGCAGAGCTAGAGGGTCTTTGCTCAGATCAATGCCGTCGCTTCGAAGAAATTCAGAAATCACCCACTCCACGAGAATCTGATCGAAGTCGTCCCCGCCTAGGGTAGTGTCCCCATTGGTCGCTTTTACTTCAAAAACACTGTCGGCAATTTCGAGAATGGAAATGTCAAACGTGCCCCCTCCTAAATCAAAAACAGCTATCTTTAGCTCTTCTTTTTTGTCAAGCCCATAGGCTAGAGCGGCGGCAGTGGGTTCGTTGATAATACGTTTCACTTCTAAGCCGGCGATGGTGCCGGCATCTTTGGTAGCCTGACGTTGGTCATCATTAAAGTAAGCTGGCACGGTAATAACCGCCTCAGTAACGTCGGTACCTAGAAAATCTTCTGCTACCTGCTTCAAGTTTTGTAAAACAAACGCAGAAATTTCAGCTGGAGAGAACACCGCATCGCCAGCTCGGATGCCCACTTTTCCCCCGTCGTCTTCCACGTCGTAGGGGAGCCGCTCGGCTTCACTCTTAGCTTCGGCCACAGAACGTCCAATAAAACGTTTTGCAGAAAAGATAGTGTTGGCAGGATTTGTAGCAGCCTGGCGCTTGGCAGTGACTCCCACAACGCGGTCACCACCCTCCTCGAACCCCACCACCGAGGGCGTCGTACGCCCTCCCTCTCGATTCTGAATGATCCTGGGGGTCTTTCCCTCCATCACGGCTACCACCGAATTGGTGGTGCCCAAATCAATTCCGATTATTTTGCTCATCAGTTTCTTCTCCATCAATAGTGTAATAGTCGGCGGCATTTCCAGTCTTATTTTCAAATTTCAAAATAACCTCCTCTTCAATTAAATCCAAGACGCGTTGTCGGAATTTATCTTCTTGAAGCTTAGGTAGCCAGCCTGTCTTTTGAAACTTGTCTACAGTGCCATCAGTGTGGTGCAACGAAAACCATGCTCCAGCATTAGTAAGGTGCTCCGAGGATTTAATTGCCTCGAACCAACTCTCTTCGTCACAAATCCTGACGTCGTCGCCGCCCCACACAATCTTAAAGGTGCATACGCGGCCCTGTGTGCCGAACCTAGATTTTTCAATTTTGGCCTTTACCTCGGATCCGATTCTAAACCCCTTTTCATCCGTGATAAAACTTGCCTTAGCTTTGCGGGCAGTGAGCCAAATGCGTAATGAATAGGAATAGTTAAGAGCTTTGCCACCCGGAGTAAAATACGGAGTCGTCATAGCTTCAGCCACATTGCTAGTAATGTTTGTTTTAAGTTGATTAAGCACTAGTAAAGTTGACGAACTATTAGCAATTGGCTGAACTAGCTTTGACAGCCCTTTCGAAAGGATTCTAGGCTTCACAGCCATGGAAGACAAAGGGTTGTAGTCACCCTCAATATCTGACTTGCTGGGAGTGAAGGCTAAACTATCCCAGATAAACAAAAATTGATTACCGGTACCAAGAAGCTCCTCAATATATTCCAACACAGACTCAACGCTCGTAGCCTGTACGTAAATCACATCTTCCACTGTGCAACCAGCGCGGGCCAGAAAACCCGAGTCTAGCGCAGATTCCGAATCGAAATACACCACACTAATGTCATCCGCCTGAGCGTTAGCCGCTATTTGTGCTGCCATATAAGATTTGCCAGTAGATTCAAGGCCAGCTATTTCTACTATCTTTCCCATGGGAATGCCAGCGCTCTTGCCGCGACATATAACAGAATCAAGCCACCGAGAACCTGTAGGGATCCACTTTTGTACATCTGTGGGGTTGCTTGTTGTCAAGTCGAAAGCAACGCTAGCCCCCGCCCTCTTATTAAGCATCTTACGCATCGCTGCAGTGCTAATCTTACCCACTTTGTTGCCGTTTTTTGCCACTCTGTTCTCCTTAAAAAGATGAGACATCTGTATACCCCCATGCCTCCCTGCGGGTGGGACATCAATTAGCCAAGAAGCTCTTGGAAGGCTTCGTCAACCGAGACGGCGGTGTCGGAAGAGGTCGTCGTAGCACCAAACTTTGTGGTCTCCGACGACGTTTCCTCGGCATCGCTCTCATCCAAGAGATACGCGTCCAGCATAGCTCCCACCTCTTCAGCGCTCTTACGCTCGAAAAGAGCTTCGAACTCCGGGACACTCTCCAGCCACGTTGCAGCTACCGTGTCGTCTTCCGTCAAGAGGGTGGATCGACGGCGGGGCGTAAGCTTGGTTTGCGGGAACTGTGCTCCCGCAGGCTTGCCGTAGTGAAGAACCAAATCGGTTCCAGTCTCTGGGTCAGTGATATCGCCATACTCGGGATTGAGCACCAAATTAAGAAGCTGCTCGTAGACCATTTTCCCGAAACCCCAGACGCGTACGCCGGAATCTTCCTCGCCACGAACGACGACAGGGGCAAAGAAGCGCTGGCGCGCCATTAGGTTTTTAGCCATCTTAATGCTGTCCTCGGTACCCTCGTTGAAGAGCTTACGCACAAAGTTGTCAAGAGGATCGTCCTCCCCGAAGTTCTTCTTAGGTGAAAGGAACCCCGCATTCTCCCCTAGATTGTAATGAAACCAAAAATCCTTAAAAGGATCACCGTCGGTCGTGGGCACGATACGAATGGTCTGCTCACCATCCTCCGGGCGCCAAAAATTACTACGTGAAGAGCCGCGGTTTTCCAAGGCCTCCTTTCTTTCTCTAATCTTATCTAAATTGATAGCCATTTTTCCTCCTGTTGCACTAGGCTAAAGTATGTTCGGCCAATTTCCCGAACACCTGATGTGTACATATAATATAACACAGCATATCTATCTTGTCAAGGGATCGTTTGTATTTTTGATGTGTGAGAAACAAAATAAACATAGTGATCTTCATAAGCGGTTGAAAAAATTGAATAATTAATTTTCATATCCTCCTCATGAGCAGTAATATATTTCTTTATCTCTTGAAGAAGGCCTTCCCGTTGCATACCTTCTTCGCTTATAGCAAAATAGTAATCCTTTTCTTCCACATTGTTAAGAGTATAAAAGCTTTTTTCTGCATTTTCAAACGTAGCCACCCCTATGGTGGAAATGCGAGAAATATCTCTCAGTGGGGAAAACTCATCAAACTCCGCATCTGAATTCTGGAACACGTTTAGCATGTGAAGCGTGTTAGCGATCGTCTCATTGATCTTTTTGTAGTAATTTTTGACCGTGAGGTCGGCCTTTAAAGCGTTCTCTACCGCAACGTTGTCAATGAGATAAATGCGTTCAAACGCCCCTGATCGGGCGTATTCCTGTAAGACGTGGAACACAGTACGCTCGTTAAGGCGCTCTTCTTCGTTCAAAAATTTGCGATCCGGAATGATGTACACCACTGTAATGTAGGCCTCGCGCATGGCCTGTAGCAGGCGCAAACTGGCCGCTGATTCGAGTGTTCCTCCACATACGACAAAAATTATTTCCTTGGGCAACTCCTTAAAGAGTGCTGACATGTCGACACCATTAGCATCATACTCTTCTGCACTCGTAGCGGGGGGCAAATGTAAAGAACGGGCCCCGTCTTGAGCAAGCTTGGAAATCTTATAAACCGTGTATTGGGAGTATTCCTCAAACGCACTCGCCACCCGGGCAGCTGGGGCACCTAGGGCCACAACTGTTTTCATACTTCTTCCTTATCTTGTATCTCTTCAAGAAAAATACGGTCGCGAAACGAGCCGCGGCGGGCGGCCTTGACCTCCTTAGCGGTCTCCATATCGTAAAGATCAATAGAATAAAATTCTGCGAGGCACTCCAGCACCTCCATAATGTCAGCCATCTCTTCTTGGCACGGGTCCTCCAAAAACTCTTCCACCTCCTCACGCAACTTATCTTGCAGAGCTACCTCATATTCATTCCATGCTAAAACACGGTGAACGCATCGGCGCCCCTCGGCACCAATCAACTCAACAATTTTGTCTCTCACTAACTTTCCAATCTTCATAGCGATAACTCCCGCATCTCTCCATATTTTTGCCCATAACTCGCATTAGTGCGAAACTTTCCAAGATCTGTGCAGGCAAAAATCTCCTGTATTTCTTTTAGAGCATACAGATCTTCCCTACAAACGTCCAAAACTATACTATCATGAACCAAGAAAGATATAAATGTTTTTTCTAATTGTTTCTCTACGTATTGCTCAACCTTCAGCGCTTGTCGCAAAAACAAATCACTGGTGGTACTCTGAATGATGTAATTCAAAGCGTGGTGGCTGTCACACGAAATGGTCCTATCAAAAAACGTGGTCACCTCTTCACCAGTGAAATACTTTTTCACCACCGAGGCACGATCATACACCCGGTCAAGAAGATAATCCTTAGCGCTTGGATTATACAGCCATGCAAAAACCCTTCTTTTAGCCTCCTCTCTCGTACCTAAACCTCGAAAAACGTTCTCTATGTTCCATCCGTGTAAGTCTTCGGTCGGTTGTTCCAGCCCCGATAAAGCTAAGAGGGTACGAAGTTCAGCAGCATTATAGTCTATCTCGACAAAGCAATCATTTACTGGAGATAGCACGTTCCGATACTCCTTTGCTAAGGTTAAAATGGGGAAAGAATCGGGGTCTGTTGTGAGGCGTCCCGTCTTGCCCTTAAACATGTTGTACTTGATGTGGGGTGAGATTTTACTCAGGCGTTTTGAGAGATGGCGAGCGCTCGTCTTATGCAGGTGGTGCGTCAGTTGGGACGCGTCAACCCTCAAGGTCTGGGAGCGAATGCGACTTAACAACAGCGACAAAGAATATAAAAAATCATAATTGGGAGGCTTTGTGTATGTCTCCAAGACGTGACGACAAATCTCGCTTTTAGTGTCTAAGAAAACACGGATGTCCTTCTCGGGAACGACCCCCAGGAGCCCTCTATCCTCCCACCTCACCTGCGCGGTGCGGAGAGCTTTCAAATAAGCGCTAAGACGAGTTCGGGCGCCGATCCACTTGTTGCGGATATGTGCTGGGCACACTTCATCTAGTCCCTGACCTTCTACATATAAAGAGGCGTAGTCCACATTAGGCGCCTCCGCCGTGGGGGCCCAGGATCCACAAAAGTCGGGTTGTAACTCTGCAAAAAATTCCCCTTCGGCATAATACCTGCCGGGGGCCCCCATACTATCCACACCCTGAAAGATCATCATCGACTCCTTCGGGAGGAGGTTCTCCCCACCCGTCTCGAAATGTTGTTTTCGTCTCTTCATTAATATACAACATTGCTTCCGCTAAGTCAATATAATTTTTCAATTTGATTACTTTTTTTGTTTCTCTCTGAATTTTGTATTTATCAGGATGTTGGCCAGCCTCGATTGCTCGCAATGTATAGTACTGCGGTAGCCAATAATCGTCTGTAAGGTAGAAATACCTACCCAGCATCCAACTACTCTCAAGACGACTACTAAATATGGCGTCATATCTCAATACCTGACGCCTCACTTGTTTTGTCTTGATGACAGGGCGTCCCCCACATACGACCGACTCACTTTTAATGCTCACCGGAGATTCTGTAGCAAAAGTGTTATAATAATATATCATATAACGGCGCAATGTCTCCATGTCATAAGGATAGGCCTGAACATAGCATCGTTCGAAAATATTTTCACGGGTAAGCCCGTAGGGTCGCATATACCTCTGCATTTGGGGAGATCCAAAGTTTGCTACGAGGCGCCATGGCGCGTTTTTGTCAACCAGAAACCCAAACCGGCGCGCCGTGGTCACATAATAAGAAAAATAACGATTACTAAAAAACTCCTCAACCTTGGGGCCATCCTCCGAGTGGTTGAGCGTAGCAATCTCAAGACAGAGACCGCTTACATTGGGTGACACGAGGTTAGTTAAGATAAAATTGGTTCGAGTGATGGGTAATGCCCCTCCGGATAACTTGTAGAACTCCATAAAGTAGCGAATGTAATCGTTCACGTTTGCAATTTTTTTGTCTAAACCATGGCGCGTCACATACTGCTCCAGGAACACAAAATTTTGATTCTTCAGAGCTTCTGCATACTCTTTGTTAAGATCCACCCAACCACGCCTCACTTGCATATCTTGAAGAAAGTCCGTACTCTCCAGCTGTAGAATTCCGCGCGCTTGGCACAACGAAATATACCTCTTCATAGCTGCGAACGCGTCGACCACAAACCGCAGGGCGGAGGCCTCAACTTTCTGATCAAAAGTCTCCAATTCCGACTCCTTCACCATGACAGCATTGAACTCACAATCTACCTTCCCGAAGAAAAGCCTCTTGCCTCGGAAATCCAAATATTCAGGATTCTCCGAATCATACAATTCAGCATAAATAGAGCGTGCTTCAAACAGCTCATCCGCATTTAGGTCGTTATTCCCGTATGGCATTTAGGCACCTCCGCGTCGGCGCGTAGAAGTCGCAGCTATAGGAAGGGCCCCTTCTTTGTCGCCAGATGAAATCCACTTGCATATTAAGGTAGTATGGAACTCTCGTGAGGTGATCCTCACATTTACTTTGTTGGCTCGATAGTATCCCCCAATACCAAAACGCCGAAAGACCGAGTTTGGGGATGCGGGGCCGCTGACATTAGACATAAAAGATGGGTTAATGTAGACCGCACTACCGGGAACAAACAAAAAATTCCCGTACATCTCTACGGTTGCATCGTAAGTACGGAACAATTGTTTAATCGAGCGCTCCTGGTTAACAAAATTTGCCTCTGCCAAATATGGAGTCTGTGTTTTTGAGAAAGATACTTTTTCTACCAGGCCCCCATCCTGCCCCACTTGAAGATGGTAAACCCCATTTTCAAAATCTTCATTGTAGTTACCCGAGCGAGAATTCATCTCACTAGTATAGGGGTAAAACACCACATAATCGGTGGACCCTTGATCGCCCAAGTCCTTGTCGAGCAGCATCCGGGAATCCCATAGCGCCCTTTCCAAGTCTCCCAAATCCAACAAGCTCCCCGGGGCCGACTGTTGACTGGCGCGTTTGGTGGGCTGTAGGGGGGCTTTTCCATTCACCTTCGGTAACGAAAAAATCTTAAACCCTATTTGAGTTTTGTAATTCTTGCGTCGGTCGGGGGAGTCTGAGGCCGACAAGAAATTAAGAGACCGAATCACCACTTTATGTAGAAAATCCTTAATAAAGCGCAACAAATAGTAGCTTTGCTTGCGACGTCCTACTACATTGACTGCCATCCAATCGTTGAAATAAGATAAAGCAATAGGAATATTAGCAAGTGGCACTAGCATCGTATCTGCCGAGACAAAGGGGTTTTTATACTCAAAGGTAGTCATCAAAAACTCTACATCCGCCATGGTGGGGTTGTCCCGTTTCACAGTCTCAATGACAATGTCCAACAAATCTCCTAAGAAAAAGTAATGGAGTCGGTAATGACCCTTCTGGATAGTGGGAGCGTTATTAAAAAGATTGTCATTCAAATCACGCATGGACTCAGGGCTAGCCCCTTCCGAAAACATTGTGCGTAACTGCTTGATAGAGGAAGCCTGGGCGTCGCTGCTGGTAGATGCTGCAGTGAAGTTTTTCATACGACGCAGGTTGGCAAAATCTTCATAGCGGGGGTTGATGGCTCGCAAAGATTCGCGATCTATGACACCATTAATAATAGAGTTCAAGCGCTCCTTTTTGGTGGCATCAAGAAGTGTACGCTCCTGCTTCTTGAGTTCGGACACTTTCTTTCTGGCCTCCTCTTTCTTTGCGGGAGGAGTATCTTTGTTCCCGAGTGTCTCCCGAGTCTTTTTTAAATCTTTACGTAATGCCTTACGCTGTTTTTTATATTCAATAGACTGAAATATGTCTGCTGCGGCCGAGTCCATCAACTCTTCAGTACGCGCTCGGTACTCAATGCTGAGGCTGATAGAACCATCTTGGTTGAACTCTAGAGTATGATCAATCTGGTTCAAATATACCACCAAGGTATGTTGACGTATCGCCACCATCAAGTCATCGGGGATTAGGCCTTCAGAGTCGGCGGGGATCGCCCAACCCAACACCATTTTAATTTGATAATAGTTAGGGTTCTCCTCGCGCTCGCCGGTTTCGGGGTTTTTTTGAAAACTACTGACCCGCCAAATTAGATCAATGAAGCTGGCTTCGTCGGGACCATCGGGCGTGGTAATACTTTTACCGCTAACTGCAGCCTCCTCGGCCTCACGAATCTTTTCAGCAGTAAATAAGTCGGCAAAGCTCTCGAAATACAAACGCATCTTAACTTTGAGAAGACGACTCGCCTCCCAAGGGTTTTCACCTGTGTATTCCAAATCAATCGAGGTGATACCCACACCATCCCCTCGACCTGCACCCGTAGATAAAATCCTATCTATGGTGGATTCCTCTAGATAGTCTTTGAAAACCAATTCCACCTCACGCCGGCGGGCAGGCTCCTCCACAGGGTTGGGATACATCACCTTGAAGAGGCGTATCTTGGGAACCAAAAGAGCTTGTTGAGCAGGGAGGATCCGAAAGAGAGGTTCACTTACCCTGTTACCATTGATGCGAGCCATAACCGCACTAGGGTCACCTAAGACCGTGGTGAAATTAGTGTAGCCGGCGGGGTTGAGTAGCCTAGGCATGTTCCGGCGTGACAATATATCTAAATTGTTGATAAGGAATTTCTGCTCTAGGTCCGCGCAGGTGACAGGAACGTTACTAGCGGGCGGGGGCGCTGGGGCTGTGTCACCGGCACGTATCTCTTCAGCCTCCTGCTCGGAAATATTATATTTTGTTTTATAGCTCCGGTTTAAATCCTGGACGATAGGCAATTCAATGCCGGCGGCCTTCAACTCCCCCTCAATCGTTTGTGCGTAATTAAACACAACATGGATTACAAGCTTTTGGTAGTCTTCCAGAGGAATTTTCTTTCCGACGGTCCCCACATCCTTAGCTGCATCAATCTTTGTAAGAGAGTTTATAAAGTTCTTGACGGTCGGTTCGTTAACTTGGCGGACGGCGGCTTCGTAATCATTCCGGCTGACAGTGTAGGTGCCCTTCTGGATTCCCTCCGTATGCTCTTTGAGATAGTTCCTAACACCCACAACGCGGCGCGCCAAGCTACCAGCATCCTTAAGGCCCTTTTTTAAGGTCAATTCACCGGACATCAAACTCCCTCAAAATATGCCAAAACCTTTTCTAAAGGAAAGGGGATATCCAGGACGTCCCCAAATTTAAAATGAGCGTCTGTAGGCTTTCGATTGAACCATGCAATCACCCACCATGCATGTACATCCCCATAATAGGTGTTAGCCAATTTATAAAGGCGATCGCCGCGGACCCATGTATGGGAAATCATCTTTAACGATGAAAGTTGAGGTAACGTCGGAAACGTGAAAGCGGCAGTGTTAAACTGCCGGATGAGGCGAATACCCCGATCCCTCATCAGAACCCTATAAGCTTCGTCATCATTAATAATAATTTCGCGATTGGAGTAACGATATGACATTTAATACATCCCTCTCATAAAAACTTTTTACCCTGTTGGGCGTCGTGTGCAGCTAATATTTCCGCTTCCGAGACCTGTTGGCGTGACGTGTCAGGCCCCTCAGTAGCCAGTGAATTGGTGTTCTGGGGGGCGCCGGATTGGGGGGCGCCGTCGCCCAGCGTGTTTGCAATGGCATAGGGAAAATTTGTTCCCTCATGGCCAGCGGCGAACTTGAGATCTCCCATTGAAGTGTTCTCAAATACCTCTGCTTCGCTGTAACCTAAACGATGGGTGTGCAAGACATTGAACTTACACTGTACCTTAAAACTGCGTGGATAAAGACTCGGATTTTTGAAGGCGGCATCGAGCAGTTCACGGCCACCCTTTTGAAAAATGGTGCCGTCATCTCCATCGTAGAAACCCTCGGCCACATCGGGAGTGTAGGAGAACCCCTGCAGAGTACCAACCAAACCCTGCTCAGGATTTGCAGCATCCTGTATCAGGTTCATAAACTTTATTCTCATAAGAGGTGCCGCTTTCAGGGTGCGGTTCCCCGTCTCCCCCGTGCGATAAACCGGATATTGCATCCGTAATAACTTAGAGAGCATTTGTAGGTTTTTATAAGATTCATAAGAACTAGCTGCAGGGGTTGCCCAAGTTAGGGAGATTTCTCGATAGGTCCCCTGATAGGTTTTTATCGGATCCATGCGGCCGTAGGGAGTTTCCTCGTTCCATCTCATATTATAATTATCTCGGAACTCTGTAATAAAAGCTTTAAACGCAGCGACCTCACCGGTGGGGATGTGCGTAAAAGTAATGACAGCGCCTCGCTTGGCAATGGCATCACTAGCATCGCCGGCGTATACGGGGTGCCCATCACCCAGAAAAATATTGTTTTTGGACATCAGCTGTCTCCTCTCTCTTTACTACTTAGTCTTTCGATCCAAATAATCTTACGGCCTCCAACCCACTGTATCTCCTAGCCACGCTCGGAGGCCACGTAACACACCAGTCACGGTGTTGCCATCCAGTTCAAGCACCACAGGCACTCGATCGGGCATGGGTTCGCCCTCACCGCCGGCGCCGCCAGCACCTCCGGGTCCTGGGGAAGCCTGAGGACCAGCACCAGGGCCGGCTGCAGCCCCTGCGCCAGGAGGTATTACACCTGCAGCAGCAGCGGCAGCTTTTTCTCGCAAGCGTCGGGCGGCTTCCTCGGCCTCCGGAGGTGCCGCAAGAGCCTCAGTAACACGCTTCGTCAGGCCTGGGAATGTTCCCATATCGATCCCGGTGGGGGCGGCCGCGGCAACTGTTTTCTCAACCTCCTTACGTACGGCAAGTACTTTGCTGAGCCCAGGGTCGGCAGCTTTTATAAGGTTTTGTCCGACCGACTGTGCCGCATCATTTATCTGTTTTCCCATTCCTCGCACTTGGGTGCTCATCTCATTCAGTTTTGCAGGTTTAAGCTCGTCCGCCGCGGCGGCGGCCATTTCGGCGCTAATGTCACCACGAGCTAATCGTGCTAGGGTACCCGTGTCAATATTCATTGACTTGGCCAGAGCTGCCCGCTGTGCACCGGACATATCCTCGAAAGCTACCTGTGAGTTCTCCAGGCCTTCCTGGAACAACTCCATGACGCGGACGCTGTCCCCCTCAATGCTAGCATTTAAAAGCTCCGTATCGTCAATGGTGACTCCAGTAATAGCATTGAAGGACGCTACCGCGTTTGTGGCTTTATCAAAAGTATCGTACTGGCCAGCTATTTCAGACAGTTTCGCCAGAGGCACGTTAAGAGCTTTCGATGCTACCATCATACGCCTGAACTCACCAGCACCTCGCTCGCCAAATTGGGCGAGCTTAGGGGACGCCGCCACGAAGGCGTTGACCGATTCGTTAACGTTGACTCCCAGCTGTTTAGCGGTTGCGGCAATCTCCTTTTGGTATTTCAACGCCTCTTGACTCGTCAGGCCCAAAGCATTTCGCGCAGCTTCGACAGACTTAGCGGTCGTTTCGGCCGGGACTCCCAATGCTTTCAGTTGAGCAGCAGTCCGAGCCATAGCTTCTTGTTGTGGCGCACTTAATTGGTTGAAGCGCCTAAACTGATTGTTCAGTGATATCCACACATTAGCTTGGTCTTCAAGAGAAAGACCCAGGGTAGAAAAAGACGGAGCTAATTTTACAATATTATTCCGTAAATTGAGGCCGGCCTGGCCGCCATCCTTCGCACTGCTTGTGAAGTCTCTCATGACAGTGGTACCCATGCGAACTCGGGCCACCAAATCATCTAGCCCCTTGGCTCCCCCCACCAATTTCCCGGCGCCGGTACCCAGAAGCGCGCCGAGGCCGCCTCCGGCTGCAAACCCAAGACCGCCGGTTGCGGCTTTGGCCGCGGTTTTCCCAGTCCGGGCGGCGCCTTTCCCCACAAGCTTGAGCAGGCCGCGGCCCTGAGGAGTGGCTAGTCCCACTAGGCCGAGGGCGGCGCCAATTTCCTTCCACGGAACTCCAGATATCTGGTTTGCGGCATTTTGTAGCGCTTCGGCGGCCGATTCCATGGCGGAGGCTTCACCTTCACCTGCCGCACCTTTGAAAGCTGCGCCTTGAGCCGCGGCGCGATCAGCACGGCTTACTACGGGAGGGGGCGGGGCAGCCACACCAACCACACGTGGAGGCGGGGGAGTAGCCTTGGCCAAATTCTGAGCCACCCCCACAGTCTTCTGTAGTACCGTCGCCTCTTCTTTGATCCTCGCAAGGCGCTTATTCTGCTTCCCCAGGGTCTCGTCCATCAGGGTCGATTGTTGTTGAAGTTGACCAACCTCGGGGTCAGTGGTATGGAGATTTATCTTCTGTTGTAGCTGTTGGTTTATCTGACTATATTGGTTAATGCGGCGCTGGAGGGCTGCCACGCGGGCTGGGTCATCCGGAGGGACGGCATTAAATTGAGTTATAGCAGCTTGTGTTTTTTGTACTTGGGCTTCGAGCTTCGCATACTCCTCCCTAAGAGCGGCAATCCGGGCCTTTTCGGGGTCATCACCAGGGGCGAATGCAATGGCCGGGAGCGTGACCGCGGCCAGCATCACAATCGTGAGCGCAGCTAAAGCATAAATAATCATCTTCTAATAAGGTTTCCTCGCCACAGTATACGCATAAATAAGTAGTTTTAAAAAACAAAAGATAAGGGCGAGAACTTATCTCGTAGCGTTTCTGCGTTGGTCGGCCTCTTCCTCAAACTGCCGGGTTAGGCGCCTTAAAAACCAACGACGTATGGTAATGGGAAGGTTATAGGCTTCTGTAAAACTCCAGTTGCCGTGGTGCTTTAAAAGAAAAAACTCTTCATATACGTTTTTAATATATTCATCATCCAGGCCAAAAAAAGTCCGCATTAAGCGGAACCTCCATGGCGGTGACGTGACCGCAGTCAACACAATTATAGTACTGTTCTAAAGTGATATTAGGTACAAGCTTCGTATAGGTGGTGCGCAAGTGACGCGCGTCCAAAGCAGGAAGATTCTCAAGAAATGATCCTATAAACTGAGGATTTGAATTCTGATTAACAGCGCAAATGAAGGAGCGCATATGCTCAATTAGATGTGATAAGCCCAGATTGCGCTTCCGACTCGCTTCCAACTGCTGACTGAGCACCTTTTCGTCACGGCCGGTAAGAAGGCGCACCTCCACCGATGCATCAGTTTTGGGCAGCTTCTCAATCAGGAAGCGACCGTGGGGGAGAGCCGTAACGTCGGGGGGTATTTCACCGCTTCCGACGGTCGCGCTACTTTCTAAGTCAAAAGTGAACTTCCCCAGGGCTGTGCAGGCGGGACAAGTTACGTTAGTATTGTACTCACTCCCATAGCCCGTGATTCTTGTCCCTATCAGTAGAGCATTTTTATCTCCCAGCAATAAGGAATCAATATCCACATTCTTATTGATCAGAACACTCGATAGAAGCCTATCTAAAGCAACCCCCTGAGTAAGTAAGGCCCGGGAAGTGAGAATGTCTTCTTCCTTCGCGGTCATATACTTAATCTCTGCCGTCGATTGCTGGTAAAAAGGGTGGTCAGCTGAATAGAATTGCCCCTTGGAGGGCAATTCCACAAAATCAGTGGGGACTGCAAAGTGGAAAACGTTAGGGTCCGGAGCGGGTGGGGTGGTAACTGCAGTGTCCTCAGGTGGAGGAGAGGGAGTGGTAGGTTGTTCCGAAGTCCCGACCCGGGACTGATTATTTCGTGGCATATAATCCTCTTATCTTTTTTTTATTATAACCCTTTTTGGGAAACCTGTTAAGAGGATAACACTACCGGAATAGGAATCTCAGGGACGGCGGCGCCCAGAGAGTCGAAAGCCTCCTGGGTTGCCCAATCGTACTGGAACTCCATTTCGATGTTCACCAAGTCTTCGGAGCCATAGTCCAAATCACCAAACTTCACGCTTTTGATCCATGCGTTGTGCAGGGTCCATACCTCACGCTTCGTGCCATTAGCGTCGATCTGCTTAATATAAACTTCACCGATCGCACCCATTGCGCGCGCTTTGGAGATAGTCGATAGCTGTCCCGGCACTCCCCCGATAGAGAGAGGAACGTTCCGCGTCAAGTCGCCCGGAGGCACGTATCCGCAAGCCTTAAGTACTTCTTCCAAGGCGCTAGCTGCATCATTGTCAAGAGGGTCCACGATTGTGAGGCTAACGGACTCCCATGTAACGGAACCAGGATAATAAAAAGTGTGGTTTAAAAACTTATGATCCTTCTCTTTGATGGTGAACCCCGGCTTCTTTACCTTTTGACACAGATAAGACGGGATCCTATCATTCACATTGCCAAAAGACACCAGCCATCTAAACTGCCTCTTAGGTTCTAGGGTCGGGTCACTCCAAATTTTAGCCATCGTTAAAAGTCTCCTATAGGTTCATCCTTAGTAACTAGTGTTAATCCTCAAAAGATGCTCCGCTATCTGTAATGACGAAGTCAAGAGCAATAAATTCAATTGCCTTCGCTGGCTTAAGTAGAATCTTAGCATACATAATGTTCCGGTCAATTAAGTCTGGAGTCGTGGTGGCACTATCCAAAATGACCTTGTAATCCATCAGTCCAAGCCGGGACTTGACACTTGCCAAGAAGGGGCGTACTTGTGCCAGGAACCGATCCCACGTTGCTTGCACATTTTGGTCAAACAATAGGTTAGCTGAGATACGAGAAATTTCTTTCTTGAGATAGATCAGCAGTCGTCGTACGTTGATCCGGTCCAGTGCGGAAGGCGTTACCTGCAAGGTCTTCTGTCCAAAGATTACAATACCCTCAGCAGGGAACGAAGCAATTGGGTTGATGTTTGCATCATAAAGTTTGTCTCGGTCCTTTGAAGTAAGTTTCTGGACAACATCTAAGACCGGTACTCCGGCAGAACCCTCAGTAAGACCTCCTCGGTTAAACCCGGCGGGCGCAAACCACACCTCACTCTTTGCAGCGCTGGAACCTAGGGTACCAAGCGCAATGACCGAGGGGGGTACAAACAACAGTTGGTTGTTGATACTGTCGCGAATCTGTACCCAGGGGTAGAACGCGCATGCATAGCTGCTGTTCAAGCCCCGGTTCTTCAGAGTAGTGATGGTGGTAGCAACAGACCCAATACGATCTGACATTGCACTATTGTTTTCAGCACTTTGGGTAAAACCACCTTCTAGGTCAATGATCGCTAAGCAATCGGCTCGATCCTCACACGTGCTTATAAGGTGACTGGTGAGCGCCGGCGCTGTAATTCCCGGTACCGTAGCCACATTCATCTCCACAACTTCAGGATCAGCAACCGTATCGATAGCACGCTTAATGCTGTAGTAAACCGAGTTAGTGGTCGCAGTCGCGGCGGCGGCGATGCGCCCATTGCGGAAAGGATCTTTTTCAGTGACATCGTTGCCATTGAAACCCCCATAGAGAGGCATCGTAAACCGGTCATAGCCCATATCAAGCACCTCTTGAAAAGTACCTGATACAGCCGTCATTGAGGTGGTTGCAGCGCGAGAGCCCGACAAGTAATAAGCTGAATTATTGGCTGTGTCGAAGACTAGGTTGTCCAAGGTAAACGCCTGGTACTGCAGTGTGGCGTCCGATCCCACATCGAAAGAGTCAACATTGAGACACTTAGCGCGGACCAGATCTGCGTATGAGCGGCTAAACCTCTTACCGGAGCCACTAGTCGAAGTATCCAGACCCCAGTAAGCATCACGATCGTCACTCAAGCCACCAGCAATCGAAGTCACCCGCAACGGTAACTCGGGACTCTTTGCGCATAAGGTGATAGCCACCGGAGCGTTGCCGGCGCCCATGGGCTTCTTGTCAATGAACACCGTACCTGCATACGCAGAGGAATCTCCGCGCTGTGGTCCTGGGGCAGAGCTACTTACGATGGTATTCCCGGCCAGGAAAAGAACACTACTAGCGATGTCTGTAGCATCGGTTTTGCCACCGTCAGCCGCTGTCGTGATGACGGCGGAACCCGAAATAAGGACCATGTCCTTAAGTTTGGGAGGCCCCCAGAATCCGAAGGGGAGGTGGGCAGCGTCTCCACCGCCGGTGTCGATAGACTCTTCCACCTGCACACGGATGAATTTAGATTGGTTATGGAACTTTCCAAACTCCTGATAGGTGCTGGTACCGTCATCCCACGTAACATACTTATCACCGATTTTGCGTCCAACATAATCCATTGAATTAGGGTTAAGGTTACAATTAGAGAACCGCTCCACGACCCGAACAGCATTGTCAGAGTCCTGAGCCTTTCGAATCACCACCGAAAAGGACCCGTAAGGATTATCTAAGTTAGTAGAAGATTTGATGTCCTGAATTGAAATCTTTAGGTTCTTCTGATCCCATACACCGGTTCCCACACCTAGGCCATGAAACCTAAAAAGCTTCTTAATGCGAGCGGTTGAAATAGGAGTAAAGTTAGAATCTGCAGCCGCAGTATCCTGAGAGATTACCCAGCCTGAGCGCGACGCCTGCAACCCAAATTCATAACTGGCGTTAAGTGGGTCGCCGTCGGCCTGCGTCAGAGGGGCCACGAAAGCCCACTGCAATCCAGCTGCGGTGCCAGTGACGAAAGTTTCCACTTGGCGTTCGAACGACTCCCCAAGCCAGTATGTTTTCACAGCTTCCGCAGGGGTAACCGTGGTGTTAGTAAGCGTAGGGTTAGTGTTAAAAACCTTCCGGATGTATTTTGATGATGCCTCATTGAAGTTAAAGGCCGTCTTCTCTACCTGAGTTCCATCTTTGTCTAGAATTACCGCTGTGAACTCGCGGGTGGCCCCCGTTGAGTTTACAAGAGTACAAGTTCCACTGAGTGCAGGTTCATTGGCAGCTTGGTCGCCGGCGGCATTACCGCTCAACATGACCACACCCTCGTTAAGGTACCACACAGCGGCGAGGGTACCAGTCACTGAGATCTCGGCGCCGACGGCGGAACCAGAATCAAACACGTACATCCCATAAGAACCGCCGGTGGCGATGGTGCTCTCATTGTTTCCATACGTGGGAAGATTACCGTCACCCACTTCCCAACCGGCGCGGCCTGCGACAGTGCATGCAGCGGCTTGGTCTTCCAAAAGGCGAACCATGGTCACGGGGCGATTGTTCCTCAGATATGCTTGAGCAGCATATGCCGCATAGGTAGCTGAAGTCTTATTACCGTCCCTCCAGACGTCCCCACCTGCTCCACCCGGAATTGGGTTCCCAAAAACATTGACGAACTCCGAGAAGGAATCAACCCTTACAGGACGAAGGGCCGGCCCTCTCTCTGTTCGGCCAATGATAACGGGCCCCATACGGGGCGCTTCTTCGGGTAGTTGAGAGTTATCAATCTCATTAATAAAAACCCCGGGTGAAACAAATTTGAAATTCTTTACGGACATTATATGGTGTCTCCTTTAACTAGATACAGGTCTTTGCCTTAGTAAATAGTTCCCTAAGCACCTAACAACCAAAAAATCAAAGTTTATTAAAGATATAAAAAACCCCCCGGGACAATGCCCGGGGGGGAAAGTACTCTTACTTATATTTTATACGCCCTATCCTTGGTCAATGTAATCAAGCGTAACTACATCGTCAGCGTCCAAATTGTAGAGGAAGTTTACAACCAGGTTGCTTCCACTAGCATACAAGAGATAGTCAGCAGACGAATCACTGAAGCCACCACTGCTGCTAGCCTTGCGTTGACGCAGACCATTAACAAACACCTGCACTGCCCAAGCTGAACTGTCACCGGGATCTAACGGAAGATCCCACGATGCAGAAATTGAGCACGAGACCGGTCCACTGCCGCCACCGACGCCGGATGTGGAGCCACTGATCACGTACTGGGGAGTACCGGAACGGTTAATGCCCTCAGCAGAAAACAGCTCGGTGCTCCACCTGATGTAAAGCTGCCCACCGGACGTTTGGATACCACCACTGGTCATGATGGCCCCAGAAGCCACTTTGGCTGCACCATTACTATCCACGACCGTAGTACCGTTGACGGAAAATGCCTTGCCAGAAGCGACGTTGACACTTCCGGCGAAGTCACCACGGCCCTCCGATGAAAGGTGGACTTTCCCATTGTTAACGTTCAAAGCGGAACCCGACAAGCCCAAGTTGCCAGACAGGTAACCGTTCTGATGAAGTACCATAAGTTCAGTTGCAGAGTTACTAGTGTACCACTTGAACTGCTTATTGCCCACCGATGGCTGACTAAAGAGGAAGCGCCCCGGAGAGCTAGACCCACTGTGGGAATCCCCACCAAACTGGAGGCCAGAGCCAGCAGAGCCAATTTGAACAGCACTCGAACTCACGGCCGCAATGATGAAAGCGTCCTTAATCTCCAAATAATCCTCGGTACGGTGTGAAGTATTGATCGTCACAGCGTTCAGTGTCTCACAAAAGACTGAGGATGCCGAAAGCTCATTGATATTGTTAATATCGCGTGAACCATCGAGTACCAAAGCCTTTGAGGCCTGGGCGGCCCCAGCAGCCGTGATATCAAGGTAGTTGAGTTCAGCAGCCGTAGCCGTAACCAGAGTACCACCTAACTTGAGACCATTGGAGCTATCATGCGCAGCAATATCAAAGTCATAGGCACCATCTTTAATGGTAATATCACCAGCACCCGCAAGCGTAATTAAATCGGTAACACTGTCGGGACCAATTGTAGAGCCGTCATCGACAGCCAAGCTCTTGAGAGCCGTGTCACCGTCAGCATCAACCGAAAAACCAGTCATCGTGATGGTGCCCATGGTCAGATCGCCAGAGCCATCAATGCTGGTTGCACCAGCGATTGAGCCAGCATTGGTGATTCCGCCGGAGCTGTTATTCAAGCTCGCGGCGACAACTGCGCCAGCGTTGGAAACGGTAAACTCGCTACCGTAACCAGCAGCGAGGCCTCCGCCGTGTGAGCCGAGACCGGAGCCAGACACCGTCGATGCACCACCGATGGCGCCGCCGACAGTAAGGCTACTGTTGGAGCGCACAGCACCACTCAAGTTAATCGCGGTTCCTGCAAGGAGGTCGAGATAACCGTCAGTCGAGCGGCTGATCTTTTCGCCAGAGTCAGCAAACTGCAGTGCGGCGTTGCTTGCCACGGTAATTGCAGCCGACCCAAGAGTCAGAAGATCTGTATCAGAATCACAACCAATGGTTGAGCCATCATCAACAGCCAAGCTCTTGAGAGCCGTGTCACCGTCAGCATCAAC